CGGTTGGGTGGGTTTGTGTCAGCGGAATGGCATTTAATTTTATCTGCGTTCCTCTTGGGAATTTTACCCTTACTCTATCTGGTGTGGATGTCTTTTTGCCGTCCTTGGATTTGAGTCAGATGATGCCGGTGCTTATGGGCATGTTGGGTTTAGGAGCTATGCGCTCTTTTGAGAAAGTCAAAGGCGTGGCGAGGGATAAGTAATGGCTGTAGGTAGAGATGTAGTAGGCGCTGACGGCTTAACCAATGCCGAGCGATACGCTAAAAGACAAGCAGATAAGAAAGCTAGGCAGGCGGCTTTTAGGGCGCAGCAGGACGCCAAGAAAACTACGGCTGTACCTTCTGTTTCAAGCCCTAGTAGCATGTTTGGTAGTTTGCTGGGGGCAGTTCAACCTACAAGATCCCCAGCTCCAGCCCCGGCTCCAGCTCCTAGCCCTGTTATTAGACCTGTTTCTGGTTCTGCAACGCTTTCGTCCTCTCCGATTTCTAGCGCATCTGCCAATGAAATTGTAAATCCTCCAGAGCTTTCTGATTACCTAAGAAATTCAGGGACAGAGTACGGAGACTGGCTAAAGACTATTTTTGATGCGTTTTTTGAAGAAATGTATGCAGGCCCAGAGTTTGACGTAGGCGATAGAAACCGAACGCCTGATGAAGTGGCAGAAATGAAGGCGCTACTTGATCGTCTTAACGCAGGAGAAAGTGTAGACCTAACAGAAATTGCAGAAGACTATCCTGAATTTTATACCTACATTCAGTCTCAGTATGATTTAGAAGGTTTTGATGAGGAAGGTTTTGATGCGGACATACTAGGGGATACTACATCCGATGATTACAGAGAGAATCAAATAACTGATTTGTTAAGCAGCACAATTGGCAGCATAGGAAATAACGACGACGATCTGCCTGAAGTAGAGGAGCCTTATTCTTTCATAGATGAGGCAGGCAACTTCATAGAAGAAAATGTAAACGACGCTTGGGAGTGGGTTGTCAGCAAAGTCGAAGGCGGCATAGACGCAATTAAAGACATGACACCTCAGGACTGGGGCGACGCAGTTAGAACCATTTTGGAGGCTGGCGGCATTCAGCTACCTACCGGAGATGTACAAAGCATTCTCAACGGCGGCTACGGTGTTATGTGGCCCAGCGCAGGCGGCAGCGTTGGAAGCCCTAGTGGTATCTTTGGCACTGGCGGCGCAATATTTATTCCCGGACTTCCCGGTGGACTCAACCCCGGATCAGTAACGATTGGAACAATACAAGACATTCTAGACGCTGAGAGTATTGGAGACTGGGCTACGGGAGTTCAAGATACTGTTTGGCAGCAAGTTGTAAAGGCCGCTACAGATCCAATAGGTGTCTTAAACACTCTTTATGAAAACGGATCTTTGCCCGGAGGACTAGCAGGCATTGTTACTGCTGGTGTGTGGGGAAGTGAAATTGTTGACTGGGCTTCAGGTCTTCTTGAAGAAGAAGAAACTACGACGCCTCCAATAACTTCCGTAGAAGAAGAAGAGACAGAGAAAGAAGTTCCTAAAACTAATTTAGTTGAAGAGTCTGAAGACTTCGGAACACAGCCAGAAGAAGAAGAAACAAAAGGAACTTTAGAAGAAACCGTAGAAGATACAGTAGAAGAAACCGTAAAGGAAGTTCCTGAAACTTCTCCTAATGAGTCTGAAGACTTTGGTACGCCGCAAGTAGAAGAAACCAAAGAAGAAGTTATTGAAGAGCAAGTAGTAGACAACGGGGAAGCTGTAGAGCAAGGGTTAACCTTTGGCGGCGGCAGTGAAGTATTTGAGCAAGAAGATCCAGCAGAGGACTACAGGGTAAATCAAGTTACTAATCTTTTGGGCGGGATGCTTACTGCTGCTGGGGGCGGCAATAATGAGCAAGTAGAAGAACAGGTAGAAAACCAAGTAGAAGAACAAGTAGAAGATACGGTAGAAGAAAATCCTTTTACCTTTGGTGGCACAGGAATGATTGTTGAGGACGACTTAACAGAAGACCCGCCGTATACAATAACAGTAGATCCAGACAAAGAAGAAGAAGTAGAAGATGCCTTTACCGTTACTCCTCCAGTATCGTCAGGATCGTCAGCCAGTTCAGCGAGAAGGCAAGGCATGTTTGATCCTGTTCAGTACGGTATAAACTATCAGTCTCCTACAGTACAAGCTATAATACAGTCACCGCAGACAGATTACATGGCTCCACTAAACAAGATTATCAACAAGAGTATGTTAGTATGACATATTTACAATTAGTAAACAGTGTCCTGAGAAGGATACGAGAAGAAGAAGTCACTAACGTAAACGCTACTACCTACAGTAAAATGGTAGGTGACTTTGTTAACGACGCTAAGAAACTTGTAGAGACTTCTTGGGACTGGTCAGCTTTACGTACCACATTAACCATTACAACTTCAGCAGACATATTTAACTATGTGCTTACAGGCAGTCAGAACCGTGTTAAAGCACTGGATGTCATTAACGATACTTCTAACTTTTTTATGGAGTACCGTACTTCTAAGTGGTTTGACAATCAATACCTCAATCAAACTCCCGCGAGTGGAACGCCACAGTTCTACACGTACAATGGTGTTGACTCCCAAGGTGATTCACAAATAGATGTGTACCCAAAGCCTGACGGTGTTTACACGCTGCGCTTCAACTGTGTCCTGCGTAACGAAGACTTAGCTGCTGACACAGATAATATGTTAATCCCTGCTATGCCTGTCATACATTTAGCAGTAGCTCTAGCAGCCCGTGAGAGAGGCGAGACAGGCGGTACGTCAACACCTGAATACTTTGCTATAGCCGATGCTTATCTCTCTGACGCTATTGCTCTGGACGCACAGAAGCACCCTTACGAAACTGATTGGTATTCATAATAGGAGCTAGTGTATGGCCCAGCCACTACAAAGTATTAACCTAGTTGCTCCTGCGTTTAAGGGTATCAACACTGAGGATTCTCCTCTAGCGCAAGACCCATCGTTTGCAGACGTTGCAGATAACGCTGTCATTGACAAGCGCGGTCGAATTGCTGCGCGTGAAGGTTTAGATACATTAACAACAAACAAAACAGAGTTAGGCACAGACTACGTACATTCTATACATGAGTTTTTTGATGGCTCTGGTAACGAAAAAGTATTTAGTTTTGGAAACGACAAGATACTTTCTGGCACAGCCACGCTAGTAGACGAGACTCCAGCAAGTTACACCATTGCAGAGAATGACTGGCGTTCTGTTAACTTTAACAACGCAGCGTACTTTTTCCAGAGAGGTCAAGAGCCTCTTATCTATACACACGCTGGCGGTGTTCAGACTTTTGCTTCTTACACGGGCAGTGCAACACCTACGTACCTTTGGTGCAACGAAGCGTTAGCAGCTTACGGCAGGCTTTGGATAACTGACAGCAACACAGACTCACAAGTTATATACTGGTCTGATTTGCTTATTGGTACAGACTTTGCTGGAGGATCGTCAGGCTCTATAGATATTTCTAAGGCTTGGCCTGACGGCGCAGACAGCATTATAGGATTAACTGCTCACAACAATCTTTTGATTATCTTTGGCAGGCACAGCATTGTTGTATATCAAAACGCTGACTCGCCAGCTAATATGTCAATTGCCGACACAGTTCCGGGTGTTGGTTGTGTATGTCGAAACTCTATTCAACACATTGGCACTGACGTTCTATTTCTAGACGACACAGGGCTTAGGAGCTTTGGCAGAACCATACAAGAAAAGTCAATGCCTATTAGTGATCTTAGCGGTAACGTCAAGACAGAGTTTATTGAGACTATTGCTAACCGACAGGGACATGTAGCGACTATCTACTCACCAGACAATACGTTTTACCTTGTGTCGTTTCCCTCTAACAACCTTACGTACTGTTTTGATCTTAAAGGCACTACAGAGAACGGATCGTACAGAGTTACACGCTGGCCTAGTTCCGCTTTCTTTTCTTTTGAAGTCCTTAGAAACGGTCAGTTTTTGGTAGGAAACGCTTTTGGATTAAGCGAATACTCAGGTTACTCAGACAACGGATCTTCTTATCGGTTTAGATACTACAGTCCCGGCTTAACCTTTGGAGATCCATCAAAGCTAAAGATTCTAAAGAAGCTCAGGCCCACTATTGTAGGCGCTAACTCAGCCACAGTGTTTATTAACTGGGCTTACGACTTTGAAACTTCTTACAGAACTCAAGAATATACGGTAGGCAATCAGAACCCTGCTTTTTACAATGTTAGCGAGTTTACAGTTGGTGAGTTTACAGGCGGTACTTTAGTATCTCGACGCGCCATCAACACGACAGGTGACGGCAGCGTGATCACCATAGGACTTGAGTCAGACATTAACGGTTTTGCATTATCACTACAAGAAATTAACGTACTAGCATTAATAGGTAAAACACTATGAGCAACTATACCCCGACGACAGACTTTGCCGCTAAGGATTCTTTGCCTTCTGGAGACAGTGGCAAGATCATTCGTGGTACAGAGTTCAGTACAGAGTTTACTAACATAGCAACCGCAGTAGCGTCAAAGGCTAACACAGACAGTCCTACGTTTACTGGTACTGTAACGATACCTGCCCTTACATTTACGGGTACGTTATCGACAGGAACAATCGACGGAGGTAATTACTAATGTCTGCAATTACAGATTTTTTAAGTGGTATTGGGCCTGCTCTTGGTCTTCTAGGCGGCGGTGCTGCTGCTAAGGGAGCATACGACAGGCTTGGAGATATTGGAGATGTAGCACAGCAAGGCGCAATGCAGATTGCACAGCAAGGACTTGATCAATCTAAGTTCCAGCCCTTCAGTGTAACGTCAGCAACGGGTGGTCAGTTTGGTTACGACCCTACAACTGGCGCTGCAACGATGGGCCTGTCTCCACAAGAGCAAGCCTTGCAGGGTATGTTAATGAACCAAGCGCAGACAACGCTGGGCGCTACGCCATACGGTCAGCAAGCAGGACGAACAGCAGCGGAGCAGGCCTACGGTCTTGGTGGTCAGTTTATGCAGGCTTCACAGGCACAGCCAGCAGACATCAATCAGCTTAGGGGGCAGTTTGCAAACCAAGTTAGCGGACAACTCGGGCAACAACCTAGTGCTGCTATAGGACAACTTGGACAGCAAGCGTTAGGCTTGGGTCAACAAGGTTTGGTTACGCAGGCCCCATCAGACGTAGAAGCTCTTAGGAGTCAGTACGGCGCACTGGCAGGACAAGCGGCGGGTGACGTTTTAGGTTCTACAGCAGGGCGTGAGGCAGATGTATACGAGCGTATCCGGGCTACGCAGCGTCCAGAAGAGCAACGCCAACGCTTGCAGTTAGAAGAAAGACTTGCAAGTCAGGGACGTTTGGGTGTACGTACCAATATGTTTGGCGGTACTCCTGAGCAAGCAGCGTTGTCTCAGGCGCAGGAAGAAGCACAGAACAGGGCATCTCTGGCGGCTATACAGCAAGCGCAATCAGAGCAGCAGCAAGCGCTAGGAACTGCTCAAACACTTAGCGGTATGTTTGGTCAGCAAGCAGGATTGTCTAGCGACCTTCAAGGTCAAGCACAACAAAGGGCAGCGCAGTTGTCACAGCTAGGCTTGAGTGCAAATCAGATACAGTCTCAGTTGCAGTCTGAAGGTCTTGGTCGGGCAGCTACGTCTGCTTCTCAGGCGGGGCAGTTAGCACAGCTTGCAGGTGGCTTACAGGCGCAACAGGCTGGCCTTGGTGCTCAAATGGCTGGGCTAGGTTCTCAGTTGTCTGCACAAGACTTAGCAATGTTAAGCGGACAGCAACAGCTAGGACTTGGAGCCTTGGGTGGTTCTTACGTACCGCAGTCACAGTTACTAGCAGCTATGCAAGGCAGTGAGCTTTACCCACAGCTACAGCAGCGCGGTCAGCTTTACGGCGCAGGTCTGTTTGGCGAAGGCGCTATGGGTGGCCTTGAGGCGTTGTTGGGTGCTGGTCTGGGACAAGCTAACCTGATGGGTCAGTTAGGTACTGGATTGATTGGTGGCTTGTCTACTCCAACAGACAGCTTTGGTGGTTTGTCTGAGATTTTTGGAGGCGGTGCTTCAGCTATTGGAGGGTTGTTAGGAGGCTTATTAGGAAGCGGTGACGTAAGCGATGCGTTTGGTGAGGGTGCAAACGTCAACAACAACCCGTACTACACAGGGGATTTTTAAGATGGCTAAATTCGGACAAGGTTTTATACAGTCGCTGACACAGCCGGGGTACAGTCAAGGTTTGTTTGAGCTAGGTACTGCGCTTGGTCAGGCTCCTGCTGTGGCTGCTGAGAAGAAAGCCGAAAAAGACAGACTAGCTAGGCTTGATGAATCCTTTGCTAAGACAATGCAAGGTACAGCAGCGGCGCAGCAAGGTGACGTAGCTGCTGTTACAAGACGTATGCGAGAGTTACAGTCTTCTATGCGTTTAGCTAAAACAACAGAAGAAAAAAGTATTTACATGAAAGAGATACAGAGTCTTCAGGCTTTAGTTCCCGGTGCTCAAAAAACACAACAAGCAAATCAAATTAAAGCTGTTTCTTCTATTGACACTACGTTAGAAAATTTAGACGTTTCAACCGATCAAGGTAAACTTTTAAAAGAGACATTAACAAACAGAAAGAATGAACTTCTTAAAGACCCTGATGTTCAGCAAGGTTACAGGAAAGCTCAGGTCGATGCGTTTAGATTTGAAGAAGAAGAAAGATCTATGCTTCAAAATCAATATTTAAAAACTAATCAAAACGTTTTGCTAACCGCTGTTAGAACCAAAGATCAAGCTGAGATAGACCGTGTATTGTCAGAAGTGCCTGATGAGTTTGCAGGAGTAGCGAGTGATTTTGTTGCGGGAGCGATCAGAAACGAAAATGTTTTGACTGCGTTTAATCAGACATCAACAGATTTAAAATCAAAGCCTTTAACTAAAGCAGAGCTAGACACTATAATTGCTGATCTTCCAGAGGAGGTTAAAAAAACAGTAGCAGCAGAGCTGGCCGCCTACGAAGAAGCAGCTAAAAGCTGGAGTCCTGAAAACGGCTGGTCTGGAAACACAAAAGCATTAGGGACTCTTAAGCAAGCTGAAGCAGCGCTTAGGAAAAAAGTCTCTACTGTAGGCACTCAATATATATTTAATGAGATAGACCAACAAAACCGAATAAAAAATCAAGAGGCTGTACTTGTAAGAAGCGCACAGCTTGCTTTTGAAGACACGCCATCAGAAAGTTCAGTTGTGTCTAGGGCTAAACAAGACACTACAGAAAGGGACGGAGAACCTACTCGACAAGAATATTTACAAGCTCGTGCTGACCTTATTTCAGAAAACCAAGACAAACAATTAAGAATAATAAACAGGTACGATCCAGACTTGGCGGAAGAAATGGGTTATGCAGAAGACGAAAAAATGTCTATTGAAGAAGCTACTGAACTTTTAAATAAAGACCCTTCAGAAGAGAATCAAGCGTTTTATATTATTGCGTATGGGCAAGAAGCTTTTGATGAAAATTTTAAAGGCGCAGTAAGCTCTAAAGATCCTAGCGCACTTGAGACTGCTTTTGTTACACCTGTTGTAGAGACTGCAAAGTTTGTATCAGAATCTGTTGAGCCTGTGTCTAAGGCAATTACTCTTGCTTCTGCCAGAAGAACTGTTGGCGAGGCGTTTAATAAATATGGAGGGCTGTTAAGAGAGATTCCTTTAGAGGTTCTTGAGTTGGTAGCCAACGATAAAGGCTTTAGTAAAAAAAACCGAGACAAAATAAACGCGGAGATTGATAGAAGACGAGGCGATTCTTAATGTCCAATCCTTTTTTAAAGTCAAGCAAATCTAATACATCGGTAAATCCTTTTTTAAAGTCAAGCCGATCTACAGTTGCTGAAGAAGAAAGCGAGTACAGTTCTGTAAGATCTGGTCTTGTTGATTTTGTTGAGTCTGCTGTAGGCGCAGGAGATGAACTTGACGCGGCTGTTAGAGTTCTTTCAGGAAGCGCAGAAAACTACAGCCAAGCTATTGACCAGTCACGCAAAGAGTTAAGGGCTTTTGAAAGACAAAACCCAACGGCTTCAACTTTTCTGGATGTAGCTGGTTTTGCCGCAGGCTTGTTTGTTCCCGGCGCTAGCTTGGCAAAGATAGCTCAAACAGGAAGTAAGCTCCAAAGGGCAGCTAAGGTTGCTGGTTTAGGCTCTGTTGAAGGAGCGGCTTACGGGTTCTTGAGTGGAGAAGATGAGGGCCGTCTTGAGGGAGCAGCTTTAGGTGCTGGATTAGGAGCAGGTATTGGAGCGTTAGCGTCTGGATTAACAAGAAGTGCAGACGAGATAGCAGCGGCAGCTAAAAAAGCAGAGAAAGAAAAAGTTAAGCCCGGAGGTTTCATAGGCGGTGAAGAGGGTTTTGCTTCTGTTGGCAGGGCTGGCGTAGGTTCTAATGTTAGTGATGCAAGTTTACAAAAACGAAAAGTAACTTCTATTTTGTCTGGGGATGGTATAAAGGACAACACACAAAAAGCTTCTCGTTTGGCTGGTAACATTTTGCTTGGAACTAAAGAGTGGACTGAAAAAAATGTTGGAGTACGCGCAGCACGTTTAGTTGAAGACTCTGAAATAATGGTTAGACACGAGCTTAGTGAAATAGATTCAACTTTTGATGATGTGTTTTCAGACGCTGCTAAAGTTTTTAAAAACAATGACGGGTTGAAAGCCGCGCTTTTACGGATAAATAAAAAGTTTAAAGGTAAAGCGGTAACGTGGAATCAAGCTATGTCAGCCGCCAGAAACACCGAAGAAAAACAAGCGGTCAAGAAAATACGAGATCAAGTAAAGATATTGCAAGATCTTGACTTTGTTAAATTTACTGACGACGACTACATGCCTACTATTGCTCTGGCTGAAAGAAAAAGGATGGGTACTAACGATTACGCCAATCCTGTTGAGGCGCTAAAGCAGATGGCTAAAGACATAGCAGCTTCTCGTGCCGTAGCCCAGAGGTTTAACATTGATTTAAATAAATTAGAATTAGATTCTAAAGACTTGAAATCTAACAGTAGAATGGATGTTGTTTTTAAAGCTATAGACAAGGCAGCCAAAAAAGAATTGAAGAAGGCTGGAAATGCTAAAGCGATTAGAAGCAATTTACAGGACGCGCTTAAGTCTACTTTAATTACTTCCAAGATGGGAGGCGACGCTGTTGGCGCTGTCTCAAGAAGGGCTGTGTCTACTGCTTTGCTGGCTAACCCAATGAACGCTGTGTTAAACGTTGTTGAAGGCGTTACTGCACCTATGTTTCAAAACGGGTTTACGGCTTGGGCGCAAACTGTTCCTCGCGCTCTTATAGAAACCATCCCAATAATATCCAAGATAACAGGAGTCTCACCTGACAAGTGGGTTTCAAATAAGCAGTTGGGGTTAGATAAAAACTTTTACGGAGAGGTTGCAAACACTGTAAAGAATGAAGGCATTAAGACTGCTGAAATATTTAACTACATTAAAGCGCCCAGTCTTGTAGGCAGAGGTGTTGATATTGTAGGCGAATTAGCTTACAAAGTTTCAGGTGTTTCTACAGTAAACAGAATGGGACAAGAGATGCTATCTAACTCTGCCATTCAGCGCGCTGTGAACTTAGCTAGAAAGGGTGATCAAAAATCTATTGATAAGTTAAAGAAGCATGACGGCATGCGTGGTCTTTCTGCATCAGAGTTTGATAGTACGGTCGCTGCCCTAAAGAAAATGAAATCAGGTGGTTCTTTAAACAAGCTAGAGTTGGGACACGTTCTTAACTTTGCAGGCGCGGCCATGAACAAGTGGCAACCTGTCAGTGCAAGCGCAATGCCTAAAGCTTATAACGACAATCCTAATGCACGTATGATGTACAGCATGTTATCTTACATGAACAGACAAATGAATAACATACGAACTGAAGTAGGGCTTAACCTTGCTAAGGTTGCAGAGGTAGGTATAAACACAAAAGAAGGGGCCGACGCTGCTAAAGCTGCAATGCTACAGTCTGCTAAATACGTTACGTTGTTTGGTGTTGTTGCGGGTGTCTGGGACGACGCAAGAAAGACTCTTGACTTGAGCAAGAACAAAGATATAGAAGATGTTCTTACGCCTGAAGGTTTTGCGTCAGGTGCTATTAATCAATTAGCCTCAAACATATCCAGCGGCGCTGTCAACGTCAGGGCTGAAGAGTTCGGCGGTGACATGGTAAGCATAAACCCAGCACCTGTTCAAGCAATAGGCAGAACTGCTTCCGGTTTATTGACAGCAGTGGAGAGGGGAATTACAGGAGAGCCTGACGCGTTAGAGCCTCTTCTGAAAGTAGGGCAAACTTACGCTCCGGGTATAGCAAATATAGATAGAGTTCTTAGGATGACGACTGGGGAGAGGTTGCTAACAGACTAGGGAGCCGAAGCTCCCCAGTAGTGAACGTTAAAGTTCGCAGTTGTTACCAGTACAAGCCAGTTGCTGTGATCCTTCGGTCATGTCGCTGGCTTCTTCTATGTCCCAACTAAAGTCTTTCGGAAAG